CTCCTTCGTATTGGCCCGCCTGCACGGCGGCGGTGAACTTCCGCACGCTGTTAATGATCGTCGCATGGTCGGCGCGGTCGAGCCATGCCGCAATTTTGCACAGGCCGAGGTCCGGGCGGCGCTGGCGCAGTTCCCACACGGCATGATGCCGGCACCATGCCACGGGGCGCGTGCGGTCGCGGCTACGCAGGGCTTCCACGGTCCTGTTGTGGGCCGCAGCGACGGCGGCCAGGATGGCCTCCACGGCCACGGGCGGGGCTGGTGGGCTGTGCCGATAGTGAGCCGATTGCATTTCGTCCAGCACGATACGGGCGACGCGCACGACGGTCAGCGGGCGGCCTCCGGCGCGGGTGACAAGGTCGTCAAGGTACGCGCGCAGGTGCTGCTCCACCTCCATTGCGTCAAGGGCGCGGGTCTGATACTCTGTCAAGGTTTCCCCCCCTGAGTTGACTGGCCGCCCGTAATGGGCGGCCTTTTTTCTATGAGGTTGCGCCTGCGGGCTTCCGCCAATGCGGCATCAAGGGCGATTTGATAGCGGTCGCGGCGGGCCTCCACGGCGTCGAGGAAGCGTAACAGGGTGGCATCATCGAGCGGGGCGACGTTCGTGGCCCAGTAGACGGGGTCAGCTTTCATCCGCGCACCATGTCAAGTTGACGCTGGATTGCCTGCGCTTCCTCGCGCCAGCTATCCGCGCGACGTTCAGCGTCGGCCAGTTCGGCGTTGCGGTCTTCCAGCCGGTTGCATTCCTCCACAACCGTGTCGAGCATGTCGGCCAGTGCCAGCAGGAGCACCTGATGCGGTTCGGCGGCCTCACGGGCGAATTGCGCCAGGTCATTGGCGGTCATGTTCATGTATTCAATGTAGTCGCGGGCCATTAGCGTTTTCCCTTCAATTGTTCAATTTGGCGGCGGTAACTCATGGCGAGGTCATGCGCGGCATCGGCGCGTCGTTTCAATTCCTGAAAGTAAGGGTGATCCGGCGAAGGACGGCGGGAAACGAAGTCTATGCGCGCGGTATCATCAAAGATTTCCGCGATGGCGCGCAACAGGTCGCGGGTGTTTTTGTTGCGCGGTTTGCGCGTGCGCAACCATTCCGCGAGCTCACGGTAATTTTTGGCCTTGAACTGCTCATACAGTTTTAGTGCGCCTTTGTTGCCATAAATATCGTGCATCATGTGTCGTAGTCCTTTTCATCCATTAGTTTCAGTTCCCGCAGCACGTCGGCCATGCGTGACGGCGGCCAGCTTATTTCGCCCGTCACCGCGTCGCGGGTGACGTGCCGCGCATCGGCCAGCCGGTTGGGGTCCGGCACCATGCCGCGCGCGTCGTAGCGTGTCCTAAAGCGCATGATAGGGCACGCCGTAGCGGTCGACGATGCCACTGTCCGCCAGCATGTCGCGCAAGCGCTCGTCAATCCATTCGGTGTCCAGGTCTTTCTTGAGGACGTGAAACAGCGGCTCATGCGGCGCGATCTTGGTATAGATGCGCTTGCCCGGTTCAGTGCCAGGCGCGTCGAAATGGAACTCGGACACATCCCAGTCAATCGGGCCGCGCGGCCCATCGGGTAGGTCATAAGTAACCTTCAACTCGCAATCCGTCTCGAATAGGCAAATCTCGTCTTTCCAAACTTGGGCAGTATACGGGATGTAAACGTAAGACATGGTGTTTCCTTTCAGATTGCAAGAATGACGTAGATAACGCCGCACCAAATGGTGAGGCCAGTGACGGCGGTGGCGATTTCAAGGGTTTTGGCCATGGTCATTCCTCACCGTGGAAGGCTTTGCGGCAAACGCTGTTAAAGCCATATTCTGACATAAGCGCCAGTTTCATATCGTCCGGCAACGTATGCCGCGGCACCCATCGCGTTATTTTTGTGGCGCGTTGCGTCACCATTGCGTCGCGTCCGCCATGGTAACGCAGTGACCAGCATTCGCTATCAATAGTCAACATTTCAGCGCCCCATCACAAACGCGCAACCGTTGTCAGTGTGCGCTTGATGCAGTACACCAAACGTCCAGCCCATCTTGTTGCACAAGGCAATTGCCGCGCTTGCGTGCGCCTGCGATTGGTTCAATTCGTGCGGATAAGAGATGGTAACGGACAGCTTGCCGCCTGACTTGGCCCATGCCTTGATGCGGCCGGGCTTGTAATTGGTCGGTCCGAGATATTTCGTGAAGATGACGCAGCGCCCGCTATCAGCAACGCAGCTAAGGGTAGAGGGTACAAAATCGGTCATAGTTTAGTGTCCTTTCCTGTGTTGATTTGTGGAGAGTATACGGGGCAATCGCTTGCCCCGTCAAGCTTTAGTTGTCAAGCGATGGCGCGGGCGACGTGCCAGGGCGTGATTTCGGACTGTTGGCGCATGGGCATAATGACGGCAAAACAGTCTGTACGGTCGCAGAACGTGACGCCGTGCGGGTTTTCCGGTCCCCATGCGTGGATTTGAAATGCCGTACCCGTTTTTGAACCAAGCGCGCGGGACATTTGGCCAAGATCATAGATGTAGTCCGGGTTGAAGTGCGCGGGCTTGGTGTCGGGGTCCGGCTTGAATTCAAAACCCGTGGCGGCAGGGATGACGCGGCGCCAGTCCGGAAACGTGCCGTCGACCGGCTGAAACACGATGCCGCCGAGTGTGTTGCCGTTTAGCTCGATCGTTTCCGCGCGCTTGCCTGCGAGCTTTAGCGCCGCCTTGACCGTATCAAGCGGGATGATGACGTCAGCCGATACGGCTTCGGCCAGCTTGGCGCAAAAGAGGCGATGCCCGTCCGTCGTGACCATGTGGCCAGAGGTGGCGAGATGCACGCCGCGCAGATAGTAGCGGCTTTCTTCATTGCTGGCGCAATAAAGCGCGGCCTTGAGTAGATCGGTAGGGATAAGCATAGTGTCGTTTCCTTTCCTAGTTGTGGTGCGGTCTAGTGAACGGGCGCCGCGTGTGCGCCCGTCTGCTAGGCCGCGCTCACTCGTACCGGCGGATGAGCTGTAACAGGTTCTCATAGCCGCGGCGGTCACCCTTGGTGCCGCGCTTGATGAGGTCGCGCGCCACAATGTGAGCGAGCGTGTCAGTGTTGTTGAGGGTGGAAAACCAAACGGTGCGCTCAAGAGTGTATTTGGTCATGTCGTCGTCTCCTGTGTTGATATGTGCATAGTCTCATAGGCCGCGCGGCATGTCAACAAGAAATTTGTGTTGCAGGCAAAAAGACTGTTTTGGGGTAGCGCGTGGGGTATGCGTGGGGTAACGACATGGGCGATTGTAAGAGAGGCAAAAGCTATATTCTATCGGCTTATGGGTAATATGGGTGTTCTTTTCCTCTATATGTAAGAGAGATAACTGTTATAACAGTTGTTCTATATGTGTTCCGTGGAGCCGTATGGACTGCAGTTTGCCAATCTAACGATTAGAATGCCCCACAATACCCCAAACACGCCCCTGCGCATTCAACCCCTTGTTTCTACCGCGTTTGCGTACTATATTGCGTTTGCGTTAACTTGGAGGAACCGATGCCTGCGTATCATGACAGTTTCGATATGCCGAAAGCCTTGCTGCCTTGGGTGGAGAGCGAAGTTAACAGGATGCAAGTTTGGGGAGAGATCACGCGCAACCAGGCGCGCGTGTTGCTTGCCGAACTAACACCCTTATTGCCCTGCCATGTTAAGGTTGGCATTCGCTCACCCAAATCTATCATCTACGTGCAAGCTGGTGAGCGCCGTTTCCGCATCAATCAGCGCGCGCGTTTAGTCGACAAGGCTTGGAGGATAGGCAAGCCCCGCACTAGGCACGTGGAAGGACGCGAGTGGTTCTAGGCAAAAGGCCCAGGCGCATGTTGCTGCAACGCACATGCTGCGCTGCAAACATTCCGCAACCTCTGCGATAGACAACTTGAGGTAGATAGCTTGCTGCATTGCAGCATTTTGCTGCGAGTGCTCAGGGCAGGGGGGGGACAGGGCCGAGCGCCGCTGCTGTTGCTGTGGCAAGGGGCCACGAAGAAAAAATTTTTTGCAGAAATCAAACAAGCAATCCTTGACGCTTGCCGCCATACGCTAAACGCGCTATTCTCACGCCATGACCTTCCAGTCTCTCCCCTATGATCCGCGTCCGCTGACCGCCACCGAGGCGCGTCTGGAAGCGATCTACACGGCGGCGCGGCGTGGCCTGAAGGGCGACACGCTGGCGCTCGCCGCCGGGATGACGCCGACCGAGTATCGCAGGCTCTGCCAGATGGACCCCATAGCGGAGTACGCCGAGCAGAAGGGGCGCGCGGATGGCGAGATGGAGATGGCGGGCATTCTGCACGACGCCGCCCTGCAGGGCGACGCCAAGGCGGCCCTTGAGGTGTTGCGCTATGCCCACGGCTGGGCTGCCAAGCAGGCCATCGAGGTGACGGTAGACCAGAAGATTAGCATAACAGCCGCGTTGGAGCAGGCGCAGCAGCGCGTGATCGACCTGACCGCAACGGAGGTACTGCCGCGTGCAGACGCCGATCTACAGCGCTGAAGACGAACAGGCGCTCATGGCGACCCTGTGGTCGCCCGCGCTCAAGGACGACCCGTACAAGTTCGTGCTCTATTTGTTCCCGTGGGGGCAGGCGGGCACGCCGCTGGAGCACTTCGCAGGACCGCGCAAATGGCAGCGCGAGGTGTTGCAGGAACTGGCCGCGCACATCCGCGACAATAACGGCAAGGTGGACTTCGACGTGTTCAGGATGGCCGTCAGTTCCGGCCGTGGCATCGGCAAGTCGGCACTCGTAAGCTGGCTGGTGATCTGGATGCTGACGACGCGGATCGGCAGCACGACCATCGTGTCGGCCAACTCGGAGACGCAGCTTCGGTCGATCACCTGGGCCGAGATCACCAAGTGGCTGGCCCTCTCCCTCAACAGCCACTGGTTCGAGGTCAGCGCGACGCGCGTCATGCCCGCCAAGTGGATCGCAGAACTGGTTGAGCGCGACCTGAAGAAGGGCACGCGCTACTGGGGCGTCGAGGGCCGGTTGTGGTCGGAAGAGAACCCTGACGCCTACGCGGGCGTCCACAACTTCGACGGCGTGCTGCTGATCTTCGACGAAGCCAGCGGTATCTCCGACAGCATCTGGCAGGTGGCGGCGGGCTTCTTCACCGAGAACACGCCGCACCGCTTCTGGATGGCGTTTTCCAACCCCCGCCGCAACCAGGGCTACTTTTACGAGGCGTTTCACGCCAAGCGGGACTTCTGGCGCAACAAGACCGTCGATGCCCGGTCGGTCGAAGGAACGGACAAGGCAGTCTATGACCAGATCATCCACGAATACGGGCCTGACAGCGTTCAGGCACACGTCGAAGTCTACGGTGAGTTTCCCAGTGCTGGAGATGATCAGTTCATCCCCGTTCATCTCGTCGACGATGCAATGTCGCGTCCCCGATATAAGGACGCATCTGCCCCCATCGTATTGGGCGTCGATCCAGCGCGTTTCGGTGCCGACGCGACGGTCATCGCGATAAGGCAGGGGCGCGACCTGGTAGCCATCAAGCGCTACCGGGGCGACGACACCATGGAGGTCGTAGGCCGCGTCATCGACGCCATTGAGGAGTACAAGCCGACGCTGGTCGTCATTGACGAGGGCGGCTTAGGCGCAGGTGTCGTGGACCGGCTGAAGGAGCAGCGGTACAAGGTCAGGGGAGTGAACTTTGGCAGCAGATCGTCCAAACCAGTCATGTTCGGCAACAAGCGGGCGGAGATTTGGGCCGCGATGCGTGAATGGCTGAAAAGCGCGTCGATCCCGCCGGACAAGACCCTGAAGACGGACCTGATCTCGCCCATGATGAAGCCGGACAGCAAGGGCACGATCTTCCTCGAAGGCAAGAAAGAGATGAAAGCCCGTGGTCTCGCAAGCCCCGACGCTGCGGACGCGATAGCCGTTACATTCGCGTTCCCCGTGGCCTCCAGAAGCGAACGCGTTGACAAGACCCCACGTAAAGCCTATGGTCAGGCTAGTATTTCAACCTCTTGGCTAGGATCGTAGCACATGAGCAATACCAGACCGATTGGCGTCGCGTATGAAGACCAGGACATCATAGGCGCCGATAACGTAAATGCAGCAAACATTTACGCAACAGGCGAAATGGGTTACGCTGCCGCAGCGCAGGGTACTGTTACGCAGGCCACCAGCAAGTCGACGGGCGTCACGCTGAACCGTTCTGCGGGCCAGATTACGATGAACAACGCGGCGCTTGGCGCGACGACCAACGTGGCGTTTACGTTGACCAACAGCACGATCAGTGCCAAGGACGTGGTTATTGTTAACGTGGCAGGCGGCACGGCAGCCACTGACAGTTACAACTGCTGGGTTTCTGGCCACGCGGCAGGCTCTTGCACCATCGTGTTGCGAAACATCACGGGCGGGTCGCTGTCTGAGGCCGTGGTGCTTAACTTCGCTGTTATCCACTGCACGTAACATGGCCCGCAAAAGCGTCTCTCTGGCTGTAGGTCGCGGGGAGAAGCTGCCCGTCTCTAAAGGCGCTGGCCTGACCGCCAAGGGTCGTGCCAAGTACAACGCCGCGACGGGCAGCAAGCTGAAGCCGCCTGCTCCGAACCCAAAAACGGCGGCGGATAAGGGCCGTAAAAAGTCATTTTGCTCAAGAATGGCAGGGGTTGTGGCCAAGTCAAAGAACGCCGAGCGGGCCAAGGCGTCCATGCGCCGGTGGAAGTGCTGAAAATGGCCACAAAACCCGGTCTTTACAGCAACATTCTCGCTAAACGCGCCCGAATTGCCGCCGGATCAGGCGAAAAGATGCGCAAACCGGGTGCAAAAGGCGCACCAACGGCCGCGGCCTTCCGTAAGTCGGCCAAAACACGGAAAAAGTGACATGCCACTCGTGAAAAGTGCAAGCAAAACGGCCTTTCGCAAGAACCTGAAGGCTGAAATGGTCGCCGGAAAGCCAAAAAAGCAAAGTCTAGCCATTGCGTACTCCGTGAAGCGCAAGGCCATGGGCAAGAAAGGCAAGTAAGATGGCTAAGAAATCTGTAGGTGGCGGCGTTTTTGGTGGTGATCCTAGCCAGCGCATGAGCAACGTACTGTCTGGTGAACGCCGCGGCGGCCGGCTGACAGGTAGACAGACGTCTATGGCGTATGCTCCAGGTGCGTATAACACCATGAAAACGGACGTTTTTCGCGCCGCAAATATGCGAAAAGACAAAATTCAAGACCGCGTGCCTGTAGGTACTGTTGACCTTACGACCTATTTTGGTGACGAAGGAACCGGAAGCCGCAAGGCAACACCACCGCGTAAAATTGCAGGTAATCCGTTTAGGCGAGATGGTCGAGGTGGTTACGTTTACGAAGGCGTACAGCTAAGATTGAAAAGCGGCGAACCTATGTCTAGTGTTGACCGCTACCTAGAAAAAGTAAATAAAAGACGGGCGGCTACAATAGCCGCTACAAAAGCGGCTAAAAATCAAGTCAAAACCGCGCCTGCGGCCAAGAAAGCTGCGCCGATCCGCACGACCGTTGACATGCGCACTACACCCGCTGCGGCCAAGGCCAAGGCACCCACCCATATGGCGGTCAATCCGCGCACCGGCGCGACGCTGGGCTTTACGACCGGCAAGACGACCGGCTCGACATCTTTCAAGCCTGGCGTGGCAACCAAAACCCGCGTGTCGCCCGCGCAGCAGATGGCACGAAATGCGTTCAACAAGGGCGGCGTTGCTGGTCCTTCACGGAGCGGAGGCGGCCGGTCTGCTGGCCCCAGCCGGTCCACCAGCACTCCGCCGCGCGGTGACGTAGGTGCAGGACGCAGGGGCGGTGGACGGTAAATGAACGACGACGGCATCAAGGGCGCGGCTACGGTCGCCAACGGCGGTACGGACAGGTCCGACATGCTGGCGACCATGCGGTCGCGCTTCACCATGGCCATCTCGGCCTACGGCGAAAGCCGTGAGGACGAACTGGATGACCTGCGCTTCATGGCGGGTTCGCCGGACAACCAGTGGCAGTGGCCGGCTGACGTGCTGGCTACCCGCGGATCGGTGCAGGGCCAGACCATCAACGCGCGGCCTTGCCTGACCATCAACAAGCTGCCGCAGCACGTCCGTCAGGTCACGAACCAGCAGCGCCAGAACCGGCCCAGCGGCAAGGTAATCCCGGCCGACGATCAGGCCGACGTCAAGGTCGCGGAAATCTTTGATGGTATCATCCGCCACATTGAGTATATGTCCGACGCTGACGTGGCCTATGACACCGCGTGCGACAACCAGGTCACGTATGGTGAGGGCTACGTTCGTATCCTGACCGAATACGCCCGCGAGGACAGCTTTGATCAGGACTTGCGTATCGGCCGCGTGCGCAATGCGTTCAGCGTCTACATGGACCCCACGATCCAAGACCCTTGCGGGTCCGACGCGCAGTGGTGCTTCATCACCGAGGACATCGTCAAGGCCGATTACGAGCGGATGTTCCCGGACGCAGCGCCCATCTCGTCCATTCTGACGCGCGGTATCGGCGACCAATCGCTGTCCATGTGGCTGTCGGAGAACACCATCCGCATTGCGGAATACTTCTACATCAACCACCAGAAGGCGACGCTGCACCTCTATCCGGGCAACGTGACGGCTTTCAAGGGCACGCCGCAGGACCAGAACCTTGCGGCCATGTTCGGCAAGCCGACCCGCACCCGTGTCGTGGACCGCAAGCGGGTCATGTGGCTCAAGACCAACGGCTACGAGGTGCTGGACGAGCGTGAGTGGCCGGGCAAGTACATTCCGGTCGTCCGCGTGGTCGGCAACGAGTTTGAGGTGGACGGCCGCCTGTACGTGTCAGGTCTTGTGCGCAACGCCAAGGACGCCCAGCGCATGTACAACTACTGGGTTAGCCAGGAGGCCGAGATGCTGGCCTTGGCACCCAAGGCACCCTTCATTGGCTATGGTGGCCAGTTTGAAGGCTACGAGATGCAGTGGAAGACGGCCAATACGAACAACTGGCCGTACCTCGAAGTGAACCCGGATGTGACGGACGGCGCGGGCAATGTCTTGCCTCTCCCGCAACGTGCTCAGCCGCCGCTGGCACAGACGGGCCTGATCCAGGCGAAGATGGGCGCGGCCGAGGACATCAAGGCCACCACGGGGCAGTACAACGCCTCGCTGGGCCAGCAGGGCAACGAACGCTCCGGCAAGGCCATCTTGGCCCGCGTGCAGGAGGGCGACACCGGCACGTACCACTTCGTGGACAACCTCGGCCGCGCCATCCGCCACGTCACGCGCCAGCTTGTGGACCTCATCCCGAAGATCTACGACACCGAGCGCATCGCGCGCATCATTGGCGTGGACGGTGAGGTCGGCATGGCCAAGATCAACCCGATGCAGCCCGAGCCGGTCAAAAAGATCGTCGACCAGACCGGCAACGTCATTGAGAAGATCTACAACCCGACGGTCGGCACCTACGACGTCGTCATCACCACCGGCCCGAGCTACCTGACCAAGCGCCAGGAAGCGGTCGAGGCTATGGCCAATATCCTCCAGACCAGCCCGCAACTGTGGCAGGTGGCTGGCGACCTGTTCATCAAGAACATGGATTGGCCGGGGGCGCAGGAGATGGCGGCCCGCTTCAAGAAGATCATCGACCCGAAGGTGCTGGCGGAAGACGACAAGTCGCCCGAGCTTCAGTCGGCCGAACAGATGATCGAGGCCCTGACGCAGCAGTTGAACCAGTCCATGGGCCTGATTGAGAACGTCCAGCAGTCCATGGAAGCGCAGGAACTGAAGATCAAGGCGTATGACGCCGAGACGAAGCGCATCAGCGCCATGCAGCAGGCCATGACGCCGGACCAGATACAGGACATCGTCATGGGCACCATCGCGGCCGCCATCGAGACGGGCGACATTTCGACGGGCCGCCCGATGATGCCGCAACCGACCGAGGCACCGCGCGAGATGCCGATGGCGCCCGAAGGAGCACCCGTATGAGCAATTGCGACAAGTTTTTAGGTATGCTGTTTCTGGCGCGCGACGTGGCTCACTCCGCGCACCTGAACACGCGGTCCTACGCCAAGCATCAGGCGCTGGGGGCGTTTTACGACGAAATCATTGATCTGGCCGACAAATTTGCCGAAATGTACCAGGGCAAGTACGGCCTGATCGGCCCGGTTGCGCTCATGTCGGCCGACAAGTCGAGCAACGTGCTGGAGTTTCTGGAGCGTCAGGCCGACCAGATCGAGAAGACCCGTTATGACGTGGTCGACAAGGAATGTACCCCCTTGCAGAACGTTATCGACGAAATCGTTGGGTTGTATCTCCAGACCATTTACAAACTAAAGTATTTGGCATGAAGCGCGCAGAAGCTAAACTTTTAGGTTTGTTTTACTACACCACGGGAAAACCGTGTAAAAACGGCCATGTTTGCGAGCGTTACGTCAGCACAAGTGCCTGTGTTGAGTGCGTAAGGCAACAGTCTACTTTGTGGCGGCAGGCAAATCCTGACGCACATAAGAAAGCTATGCGCGACTGGTGGGAAAATAATAAAGACACGCATAACAAACGTGTGTTGCAATGGCAACGCAAAAATCCCGATAAAGTACGCGAAAATCATAGTGTTTGGGTCAAAAACAACCCTGACAAAGTGCGCGAAAAAAGCGCAAAATATCGGGCTAAAAACCGTGAAAAAGTTACGTTTTGGGCTGTTAAAGCGCAAATTAAACGGCGGAAGCGCGTACCTGCATGGTTAACAAAAAACGATCTTTTGGGTATGCGTGCAATGTACGCGATGTCTCGTTATCTTACGGAAATAACTCAGATTACATGGGAAGTGGACCACATCGTCCCTTTACAAGGTAAAAACGTGTCTGGGCTTCATGTTCCGGGCAATTTGCAAATTGTTCCCAAGAGTGTTAATCGTAGCAAACGAAACTTATTTCTGGCATAGGAACTCTCGCCATGGGCCTTAAGACGACGACACAGTGTTTGGGTTACCAGAGGATCAGCGGCCTGTCTGCTTCTACGGCGCTGACGGTACCGACGGGGGCCACCTTGGCCTTGATCGTGGCGGAGAGCCAGAACGTTCGTTGGCGTGATGATGGCACGGCCCCTACGGCCGCCGTTGGAATGCCGCTGGCTATTGGCGTATCGCTGTCTTACGATGGTGATCTCAAAGCCATCCGTTTCATTGAGGTTCTGGCCTCCGCAACGCTTAACGTGTCTTACTACGCATGATCCGTTCGCCCGCAGGCTTTGGAGGTGAGGTGCGCATCAAGCGCAACCTGGACTATTTCCAGCCAAGCTACGGTGTTGCGCTGTTAGGAGCGGATGGCATTGGTAACAGCGCGCTGACGCTTTTGGGTAACGAACCAAACGGCATGGCCATTGATTTTTTGACGAACACCTACGCCATTCGCTTCTCTACCAGCGTCGAAACGCTTCTGTGGGACGAAGCCAGCGGGTTGGCCATGGACTTTACAAATAACACCTACGCGGTGAGGACGCTCTGATGTCTACCACAACGACCGGCTTTGCCACTCAACTTATCACCTTCTCGCGCGGCAGCCTTGCGACCGTGACGGACGCGGATGGCCGCATCAAGTGGGCTCCGCATAATCTGCTGCTGGCGAGCGAGCAGTTCGACGCGAGTAGCTGGCTAAAGACACATGGCACAAGCGCCACTCCAGTCGTGACGGCAAACGCGGGCGCTGCTCCGAACGGAACGAGCACTGCAGACCGAGTTGACTTTGGTGCAATTGACGCTGCTGGCGATTACTCTG